CTGTGGCTTCTGCACCGGAAGGCGATGACGGGCGCACCTCTGATACTGTCGATGATGCCCCCGCGTTTAGCGCCACTCTTCCCGCATGGCGCAAAATCGCCGTTGCCAGACGGTCGGAAATAATCCCACGGCGTGCCCAGGCGCTGAAATGGCTCGCCCTGTCCTGTGACGTCCAGGTGGCTGAGCTGTCACGCCATTTCGAACCGTAATATCCGATACCCGGAATGTCCGGGTCTTCTTCCGGTTTGTTCGTCGGCACATTCACCCCATTCTCATCCGTCATGAACGGTACGAAATGGATATTCTTTTCCGTTTTGTTTTTGTAGCTGCCGTACACCGTCTGGTACGAGGATTCGTTCTTCTGCTTCCAGAAATACGTCGTGTCCCCGCATATCCAGGGAACACCGTCAGCAGAGCCACCGACGCACTGACCTGCCATATCCGCCAGGTCTGCACGGAATTTATCAACCAGCGCACCAAACTGTGCTGCGTGATTTGCCGGCGTACCGCCAAAATCAAATTCCCCCTGCATCCACACCACGGCAAACAGCACATTTTTCGGATTCTTCTTCAGTGCTGCTTTTGTTCGACCGATAAGGTCCTTATACAGCGGCTTGTCCACACCCCAGCGGGTTGAATTCTCCGAGGCACCACTCGCGTCACTGTATGTGCCATCGGCTCCGGTGGTGAACGCTGAACCACCACGACAGCACGGAACCAGCAGAATGCCCGCATTCGCCGGTATAAACGGCAGCAGTTTTTTGGCGATATGCAGCCCCTGCCCCACGGTTCCGTACTGCCCCTTTGACAGGTCCGCTTTCGGATGGTTAAGGCGGCTCATGTCCTGCACATCATGCAGACAATGGTCCGCCGGAATGATGTCGTTATATTTACAGGCGACACCGCCCGGTGTCACCGTACTGCGACGCGCCAGCTGCTTAATGCGCGGGTCCGGACGGTCATATGTCTCCGGCAGCGGAAGACCTTCACCATACGACATGCCGTTTGACTGCCCTGCCAGAACCACAACAAAGTAATACCCGGGGTCGCTGGTGGCGCTGATTACTGCACCTTCTCCACCTGTCAGCTTCACCACAACAGGTGTGCTCACATCACCTTCTGCGACAATCGCCTGAATAAGTGCTGCGCCATCATCCGTATACGAAGAAAACGGCCCACCGTATGGTTGCCATCCTTCACGAATTTTTTGCGCAAGTGCATCAGCAAGGTCTGACGGCGATGCCGCCCTGACCACATCGTAGTGTTTAAATGCCATGAATCCTCCCGGCCGGGATAATATTGTGAGTAAAATGATGAGCGGGCTGAAATCCGGAAGTTACAGGACAATGGCAGAAGAGAGACAACAGCCCGCAATACGAAAAAGGCCGCGCTATTGCGCAGAGTGATTACTGTCGGATATTATTCGCCAGCTGAAATATTACTTCACGTTTTGTTGTTTATTCCTTGCCGCCAGCGTCTCCCTGCGCGGGCTTTTTTTGTCCATAAGAAAGCCCCTCCGGAGAGGGGCTGGAGAGTGGCGCTATGTGCCATTGCATGGTGCCGGGTGCCTCCCGGTGAGTTCGGCCTGGTGCCACCAAACCCGCGTATTCTCGCTTACGATCATCAAAGAGATCATACCGTTCACCAGTCGCCCCTCCGCACAGGGGGATTCACCATGCAGAAATTTTCTAACACATCTATTATCAGACCGGCAACAACTGACTGAATTGAGATGTATTTAACATTTATGAATCTCCGCCTGCTATTTTCACTGAGCTATTCTAAGTCAACGAAAAATAACTTCGCTGAATCCCCCTCCATTATGACAGGCATTAGTTTTAATGGTTACAGTCATCCCCGTAATTTGCGCACTGAGAAGAAGAGACTGAAGATTCCATCTGTTGGTAAATAATTCTTTATCACCCACTTTAACTGTAAAGGTATCGTCATCATTATATTTTGTATACTCCACCTTTCCAGTTACACAATCAGGCGTCGCCAGCGCACTTGCTGAAAAAAATGAAAGCGATGCAGCTATTAATAATGTTTTTTTCATTTTACCCCCTCAACTGCTAATAGTTCTGCGCATCAGAATTGCCCCCAGAGTGGATGAATCCCACAATATTTTATTGTGCGTAATCCCACGGACTCTTCCATCTGCCGGACACATAGAAGGAAACTCATCAGATGCCATTCTGGCAACTCGCGATGCATGATGATGACAATTCAGTATTAATGCCACGCTTCCCAGAATTGCATTAATGCTTCCAAAAGAAATTCTTCCTACACGAACAGAGTCTTGTCCATGATAATCAGGCAGGACACTACTCAACCTTCCCCAGTTCAATGTAAGATCAACATCTTCAGCAGTCATTACATAAGAACGCCCACTGAGATCATCCAGTGTTGTACGAAATCCCCTCTGTATTTGCCGAAAACGTAAAGCTTCAGCTGTCACAGTAACAAACCGTAACATCGCTCTTGCCACAGACTGCGTCAGTGAGGTTCCACTATGCGACATTAAATCCAGATAAGAAGTAGTCAACGAATGGCGATTTATCTGCATCCCCGTACGACTGATCCCTGCAACACGCTGTAACGTGGTATAGCTACTGTCACCAGACAATGTAACCGCTGTTGTACCTGGAAAGGTAACATGTGAAAAATCAGCAAAGCGATAAAAAACATTATTTGTCCTGTTAACAAATCCTGTCACATATAAATTATTTCGTTCAACAATAAGCCGTAGATTATTAAACCGCCCTTCCTCTGGATCTATCCCTCTGACATCAACTGCAAACAAATTATCCCCTGTGCCACTATCAATCATCAGTAAAGACGTACCTCCTGATGAAATAGTCTGTAATGGAGTACCTATTGCAGAGCGAATGACATTCAGCGAATCTACATACGTCTTTGCAGTCGAGAAGTCTAAGGTAAATTCCTTCGCAACCACATTAACTGAAAAGATAACAAAGAAAAAAGTTAGCACTCTAAAAATAATTATTTTCATATTACACAATACTCCTTGAGCACCATACGATAACTATATTCTTGACATCCTCCACCCCCTGAAGGACGGCGTTTTACGGCGCACCGGATAAACGTAACAATAACGTAATGAAAATGATAATTATATTCAAAGAGAGCTGCAACCTTAACATATCTGGTCAGATCTCATGCGACTACTTGACGTACGTAGACAACAACATTTATTGATACACAGGATGTTACGGACATAAAAAAGCCAGCCACTGGGGGAGGCTGGCAAACTCGTAGAGCAAAATGCTGTTACGCAAACTTCGTTACAGGGTCATCCTGCAATACAAAAAATACACAATATTTAGAAAACTAATAGTGCCATGTGCAATTTTTAAGATTTTGTTATTAATTGTGGTCGCACCTTCCTTTCTGTGTACTTTCCGTATAGCTCACAGGATTCTGGGTACAAAAAAACCCGCGCATCGGCGGGTTAAGCAGCGTGGCAATGTAACCACTCTTATCATGATATGCAGATTTTTACGATCGTAAACTATTTTTTCGCTGATAAAATACAGAGGTTCTCCCTCCCGGCAATTCACGCTCAACATACCGATCCATCTCAAGCCTCACTCCCAGCATCATCAGCATGCCTTCAACAATCCCCTCCGCTTTGTGAAGGCGTTTACCTATACAGGTGTCAGAGCACCCATGTTTCCGTGCCAGCGCCATGAACGTCCCCCCCAGCACGTAATAATCAACCAGCAAGTCATGCAGATCGCGATTGTTCCGGTAAAGGCGGGCTATACACCCGCATATCACCATCGCATCATCGTCACAGCACTGCGGGCGTGATTTTACTTTTTCGGGGATCAGTCCCTTAAATCCGGCGGCAATGGGTGACCAGGTCACATCCTCATGGTTATTTGCCGCCCATGCCCCCCAGCACTCAAGAACCTGCCGGATATCACGCATCAGTATCTTTACCCCATCCGCGATGAACCATAAGAACACCGTTGACAATAGCGTGTCTTTTTCCTTCTTTATCGCCAGTGTATTTTCTGACCGTGTTGCGACTACAGTTCAGTATTCTGGCTACCTCGGTCTGATTTTCATATGCCTCAACGAGCATGTCAGGAATGGTTTTTACTGTGAACGTCATGCGGCCTCACTTCTGCTGTTTCGCAGGTCTTTAAGTTTCTGCTGATACTTCGCCTTGATGGCCCTGCACTCTTCGATAGTCCAGCGATGGCGGTTATGGTTTGATTCGATTTCGTCTACTGCTTCCTGCCCGATTCGGTTAATCAGTTCGACGCGATAGGGAACGAGATTTCCGCTTTTATGCTGGTTGCACACCACGCATTGCTTGTGAATATTGCGTTCATCAAATCGGAGTTGAGGTGCCGCAGCAGTTGTCCGGTAATGTCCGGCATCCCACTGAGCAGACGTGAGCGTTCCGCACGAGATACATGGTAAGTCGCGGTCTCTTTCTCTGATGAAGGCGTTTACGGCTTGTTGGGCTTGTTTAATCCAGTAACTGCGGGGCTTTAAGGCGAGTTTTCGAATCTTCAGTTTATCTTTCTGTTTCTGCTCCTCTCGTCGTCGTTTCTTCTCTGCTGCTTTTTCCGCTTTTTTTCGCTGTTTACTTTGTAGTTTGAGTGCTAACTGAGTTCCGTGTTCCGGGCAGCACCACCACTGATTTGAGAATGCCGGGTGAAACCATTCCTTGCATATTTTGCATTTCCTTCGCGCTGGTTTAGCCATCGTCTTCTTCCTCGTACATTGAGCTATTCGGATCGCTCATCAGTTCTGCACAGCAGTGCTCACACACGTGAACTTCCAGCACATGCAGCTTCTGACCGCAGTTAGCGCACGTTAAAGCCCGCTCGACGCTTTCTTTCTGGTATTGAAGGGATTGGGATGGGCTAAGCATGGCTTTCACCATTAAAAAGTCGCTTGTAAGCATCAATGTCTCGTTTTGCTTCACCGAGCTTTCGTCTTAATTCCATGTTTTCTGATTCAAGCTTTTCCATGTCTTGTTGGTATCGATCGCGGTGTTCTTTCCATGCTTTTTGATACGCCTTCATGTATGTCATATTGGCCTTTCTCTTTGCCTGACGAACTGCGTGGTGGTTTTTCACAAACCAGTCAGGGTCGTTAAATGCTGCTCTGGCGCATGTATACCAATAATTTGTTGCCTCCCTGTTTAGCCAATAAATACTGATAAATGGCAACCGGATAGACACCATTTTTCGTTGTGACTCTTTCTCGCCAAACATGTGGCCTTTTTTGATGCTAAGTCCAAATCCAGGTTGAATTAAAAGCATTGTCATTTCCTCGCACGATGTCTTAGCCACCGGATATCCCACAGGTGAGCCGTGTAATTGAAGGTTTTTACGTCAGATTCTTTTGGGATTGGCTTGCGTTTATTTCTGGAGCGTTTCGTTGGAAGGTATTTGCAGTTTTCGCAGATGATGTCGGTGATACTTCGTCGCTGTCGCCTCATGCAGCCCTCCTGACGCCCAGCCCGATCGCCATCAATGCCGCTTTGGATACGGTAGTAAACATCCGTCGAGGACTGATGAACGGTCGCCAAATCAGCAACATTGAGCCTTTGCTGTTTCCCTTCTTCTCCAGCCCTGTCGATGGTTCGATAAAATTAATCCGTCCATCAGTGATGATGCGAACTTCGTCAACACTCTCCAGAGCCTTGCTGAACCATCCGACAGACATATCCTCTGGCACAAGCATCACTACCGTCTGTCGCTGTTGTATGCACTGCTCAGCGGCTTTTTCCACCCACGGCCTGATATTGCTGTACGGTGGGTTATTCCAGATTGCACCGTGGCTTATCCACTCAGAATTTAGCGCGTCGTCAGCCTCAGTTAGCCAGTGAGCACACAGAGCGTTTTTGTCGCTCGCAGCTGAATCCAGCCAGAATCCAAACTCAATATCCAGTGCATCAAAAAGCCAAAGCGGCGTTTGCCAGCAGTCCTTGTCGTGTGCTGGCGTATTTGATTTGATAGTCATGCAGCCCTACCTTTTCGTTGTGA